AGTGGTGGTTAAATTAATACCTTGATTTTTATATTGTATAGTCATGTAATAAACCAATTAAAACTATCTTGTTCGTTTTTTATATCTTTTTGAAATGAAAAGTTCAATTGATTTTTTAAAGTATCTATGGCTTCAATTATTTGTCTTTGATTTGAGACTTCATAATCTTGTTTTGGTTCTGGTATATAAGCTGTAATTTTAGCCATTATCTCATACCGTCAGGTTGTATATCTGCTCTAAAGGTACCGTATCTCCAAGATTGATCAGTCGAGGTGTTTTCAACTTTTAAACTTGCAAATCTAGCTCTAGCTCTTGTATCTACTTTTTGTGTCGAACTTGTAATAGTAAAGGGTCCTAATGGTGAGGAAGATTCATTATCAACAGGAAAATTTTTTAGAAGTATAGATATTCTTGCGTCTCCTGTAATGGCTTTGAAATCAGGTATGAATCTTCTCATCGACATAAAAAATTCACCATCACCACCTGCTACATTTAAATCAAAATCACCACTTTGAATAAAAGCATTTATAGCAGTTTTATTTCCAGCAGAGTCTACTTGATTAGTGCCTATTTCATGAGCGTAATACGTTGTAGCACCATTAACATTTGTTGCGCCAACAATTGTTGGAAATGTAGGTATTGCTGTGTCAGAAAATTCAGTTGCATATGGGTTATCAAACAAAGTTGCATCATACCAAGTTGTTCTTGCTAAGGAGCCTGTAGTCCATGTCTGCTCATCGTAATTGTAAGTTACAATTCTATCTATTTGTGATGATCCACTTTTCGGATAAAACCAGTTTATTTCAGAAAATAAATTATTAACACCAGCAGAAACTATCTCCCCTGAATTATAATTAATTCCCAAGCTGTCACCTAAGGTTGTAAAAACGAAGTCTTCAACTAAGCATGGTAAACTTTTTACTGTACCATCGTAAACAAAAAAACCACCTGATCTTCCCATCCAGTAAACAGCACCATTAATATAATAAAGGGCATGCTGTCCAATTAAACCACAGTTAGAACCTACTTGTCTTATTGAGAATGTAAATGGTGGACCAACAAACTGCATTACGTAAGCAGATGTATCTGTCAATATTAATATATAATCTTTACCTTTTGCTGCGCCAACAATTTTTGTACCTGAGTCTAACCTAAAAGTTCCCGCGGTGTTTGTCGAAGTTGGTGCATATGTTGTTCTATCTTCTTGATCTGAAAATCTTATAAACATTTTATCTTGTGATGGACTTGCTAAATTAGTATCAGTTCCAAGTAATATTAAGTGTCTGTCCCTTTCAGATACTATAGACATAACAGATTGTGTTGGAGCATTTGTTACAGCTACTGCTCTTGTATTGAGTGCATTAAAGTTTGCATGAATTGGTTCCCAATTAAAAGTTTTACCATTTTTGTTAGTTGCAATTAAAACTTCACCAAAATTATCTAATGACCAAGATGCAGGGTCCAAAGTTATTGTAGAAGTTGATGATGCATTACCCCATCCAATAAAACTAGATGCGTCTTGGACTTGCGCTCCGTTTGAGTGTGAGGATCTCGTTGATCCAGATACAGCTCTAGATATACCAGTTAAATCATTAGATGAAACTCCAGAGTAACTTATTAATTCAGATCCAACTAAAATTGTACCTGAGGTAGGAAATCCAGTCGTTGAGGTTAACGTAATATTTGTTGCAGACCCATTATTACCGTTCGTGTCATCAGCCAAAGCTCCGTTTAAAGTTGTAGTGGTAGCTCCTGCAACAGTCCCTGACCATTGCCCTGTTCCCCAACCAAACCCAAAAGTTTGTGTCAAAGGTCCAAACCCCGCATATGGATTGACTGTCGCTGCTCCGGTGGCCGTTGTTGTGCCTGATGCAGCAGCTGCTACTTCTATGGTAAAACTATTTGATGTTGCAGTTAAAACTTGAAACGGATTGTCTTCAAAAACACTTGTGGCATATCCAGATCCAGTCGGAACAGTTACAGATGTAAATGTAAATAAATCACCAGCAACTAAACCATGCGCATTCAAATTAACAGTTATTGTTTGAGGTGCGCTAGTGGAGGCTATGGTAAACGTAGCTCCAGTTTTAGCAGAGTCTAACGGAGTTATGTCATAAAACGCGTCTCCATAATAAACGAAAAGACCTTTATGTGTTCCTATGGCTGAGTAAGCTCTTCCATCTAAATCTGCCCAAACATGTTGAGCTCTAGCATTGCCAACTAAAGTTGAGGATGTAAGTTGTTCCCAACCTCCAATTTTTTCTGGTAAACCATATCTAAATCTTACAAAGTCTCCA